TCTATGGATTTAATACATCATTTACTGCCTCAACTATTTATTACAATGTAGCAGTACAATCAGTAGGTGGAGCAAATAAATATTTTATTTTGGGTACACAACAAAAAACTTTAGAATTAGTGGAAGGCAACACATATATTTTTGACCATCCCTCTGCTCATCCATTAAGATTTTCAACAGATAGTAACAACTCAACTCCATATACTACTGGAGTTACAGTAGTTTCATCAACTAGAGTACAAATTGTAGTAGCAAGTGGAGCTCCTACTCTTTACTATTATTGTAATGTTCATGCTGGTATGGGTGGCCAGGCAAATACACCAGAACCTTTTAACAATACTTTACAAGTAACAACAACTAATGCTGGAGCTGATGATATAGATGCAGCTACATACGCAGCATTTGATGATGTAGTCTTTGCATCTACTGGATTTACTTTTAGTTTAAGTAATGGAGATTTAATAGCAACGATATAGTGTACTCTAAATGTTTATGTATAAAAATATAGAAAACAACATTAATAATAATAACAAATATAGGAGGCTGATTTGGCTACAGTAAACATAGGTAATTTGACTTTTACCCATAAGGGAGATTATGATGGTTCAACTGCATACAGTAAAAATGATGTAGTGTACTATTCAACAAATGGTAACGCATATATTGCTAAACAAGCTACAACTGGAAATGTTCCAACAAATGCAACTTATTGGAACCAATTTGCTGCTGGTTCTGGTGGTATATGGAATGCTGGTTTATCTTTAGGAACTGCTGGACAAGTAGTAAAAGTTAATTCTGGTGCATCAGCTTTAGAATTTGGAACAGCAGATGATACTTATGGAACTAAATTAGTTCACGTCACAAGTGCTGTTCAATCAACTACTACTAGTAATTCTTGGGCACACCTACCACTAGATACAGTTAAAACAAACGAAGTTACTGGTGCGAGTTTAGGAAGTGGTAATTTAACTTTACCAGCTGGAACTTACAGTTCAAACTCTTTTACTCAATTTTATAGAGTAGATGGCTATATGGCACGATTACGAAATATAACTGATGGTGTAAATGTTATAGATGGTAATGGTGGACACACTTGGTCACAACCAAATGATGCCTCTACTTGCACATCTTATATGCTTGGTAGATTTACTTTATCAGGAACAAAAGTCATTCAAATGCAATATAATGTAAGTACTGGAAATCCACAAACAGCTCACAATGGTGGTCACGTAAATCATTTAATGGTTTGGAAAGTAGCATAAGGAGTAAAATATGAAATATGGAAAAATAGAAAATAATATAGTTGTTCAAGTTCAACCTTACTTTGAAGATGGTTTTGTTGAAATAGCAGATAATGTTGAGGCAAGAATGGAACAAAAAGCAGATGGTTCATTTGACTTTCCACAATCTCACTATGATGCAATACAAGCTGAAAAAGATAGAATTGAACAAGTTAAAACAAATAGAGCAAGTGCAAAAACAAAACTCATGGCTGGAGAACCTCTTACAGAGGAAGAGGCTGATGCAATGTTAGGAGGATAGCTCCTTGACGAAAGCAAGAGATTTAGCAAACTTAATTAGTGGTGGATTTACAGAGGCAGATATACCAAACTTATCTGCATCTAAAATTACATCTGGTACTTTTGCAGACGCAAGATTAAGTCAATCAAGTGTTCAACAATATGCTAGTACCTTTGACGATAATAAAATTGTCAATGATATTTCTACATTAGGATTAAGAGTACACACACAAGAAAATCTTAATGCGTCTAATACTAACTCTGCATCTTTTGATGTATTTCAAGATAGTTCTGGTATTGCTTCAACCAATAATTCTCAAAGAAATGCAAATGAATATGTTTCAACAGACGTTGAAACCCCAGATAGTCCAGTGACATTTTCATACACTGGTTCTGACCAAACCTACACACCATCTGCTAAATCTAAAATGGATGTATTTATGTGGGGTGCTGGTGGAGGTGCTGGATATAACTACTCCTCAAGTGGGGGGGGTGGCAGACACAATGTAACTGGAGGAGCTGGAGGATTTACTTCTGGAACAGTTACAATTACTGGAACACCAACTTACAAATTAGTAGTAGGAGGCAGAGGAGAAGCTACCGATGTTAATAATGGAGTTGGTTCATATTCTTATGGCGGTGGTGGTCGTTCACAAGTAGGCGGTCACGCAGGAATAGGTGGCGGTGGTGGTGGCTACTCAGGATTATTTTTAACCTCTGTCGCACATGGAAATTCAATTTTAATAGCTGGTGGAGGTGCTGGTGGTAATGGTGGTATCAATCCACAAAATGTTGATTACTCTGGTAATGGTGGTGGATTGACTGGTCAAGATGGTGGACTGAACTCTGTTGCAGGACACACCGCAGGGGGAAATGGAAAAGGTGGTACTCAATCAGCAGGTGGTGTTAAAGGAAATCATGGCTCTGGTTATGCAGGACAAGCCACAGATGGCTCTGCTTTACAAGGTGGAAATTCTGCACACATGAGTGGTGCTGCTGGAGGAGGATATTATGGTGGTGGTGGGGGTTCTCACACTGGCGGAAATGGTGGCTCTGGTTCTGGGGGTGGCTCTGGATATATTGGACATGCCTCAGTATCAAATGGAGTTACAACTGGCTCTACACACACAAATATGACAGGAGATAAATTACCACCAGAAACATCAAACACTCATTATTCTTCTGGGATTGCAGTAGGTGGAAATCAAGCTCATGGTGGACATGGAAAAATAGTTTTAGTTCCTTATGTATTTTCAGCAAACGCAACTGGAGATTTTATTTCTACTGCTATTAATGTTTCATCAACAAACAAGATGGGTGCAGTTATTACTTATCAAGATATAGCAGGAACTAACGCATTAAATACAGATATTATTATTCAACTTTCTGCGGACAATGGTTCAAATTTTACAACAGCTACACTTACAGCTTTACCAGATTTTGCTACTGGAATTAAGATGGCAAAAGTCAATGACTTGTCAGTAACATCTGGAACACAATTAAAATATAAAATATTATTTGCTAATCAATCTGTCTCAAAAGTAGGAAGAATAAGGGGTGTTAGTTTACAATACTAATTTTATGCTATGGGGAGAGTTACAAAGAAAGCAACAGTCCAGAGTGTAACTCTAAAACATATTAATGAAAAACTGGACCACATCCACAAAGATATAGATAGAAATACTAAAGATATTGTAGAGCTAAAACAACAAGTAGCCATGGGCAAGGGTGGCATCAAGGTTATATTTTATATTGGTGCAATAGTTTCAATTATTATAGGAGCATTGAAGATTGGCAAAATTTTATGAAATGGATGCTCATTGTTTCTATGTGCATGACTTTTTATAATGAAGGTCAAATCAAACAAAATTGTATAAATTTAATACCGGAGCCTAAATTTCAAACTTACGAACAATGTAGTGAGTATGCTGAGAGCATAGTGTACGACTTACAAAATCCTGGTGGTGCAACTAATATGATGTGTTTGCCCTATATGGATTATAAAGGAGGAGAAAAAACATGATACAAGGATTAAGTGCGTTACTACCAATACTAAACAAAGCAGTCAGTCTGGTCCCAGACAAAAATAAAATAGCACAACAAAAAGCAGACTTAGAAAAAGAGTTAGTCAAAGCTCTTGTTGATGTAGATAAAGAACAAGCAAAAATAAATAGAGAAGATGCAAAAGCAACTGGCAAGTTATCTTGGATACAAAGATTATGGAGGCCAAGTCTTGCGTGGATTTGTGTTGCAGCTTTCGGTTTCCAATTTTTAGTTATACCTATAACTACCTGGTATGGTGCTATAACAAACAATCCAATAAACTTACCAACACTACCAAGTGATGTATTAATGACTACATTGTTTGCTTTACTTGGATTAACTGGTGCTCGTAGTTTTGAAAAATTAAAAAAGATAGATAAAAAATAATATGAAGATAAGCGAAAGCACAAATGTTTCCATGCCTATGAAAACAGTAGCCTCGTTGATAACGATGGTAGCTGTTGGGACCTGGGCTTATTTTGGTATTGTTGAAAAACTAAACCAACATTCAACTACTTTAAAATTAATGGAAAGTGATTTAGAAAAAAATACTGAGTTCAGAATAGGATGGCCTCGTGGGACCATGGGCTCGTTACCAGCAGATAGTGAGCAGTTTATGTTGATTGAGGATTTGTATAAACAAGTAGAAAAGTTACAGCAAACACAAGAACAAAACATGACTAACAAAGTTAATATTGAGTTTCATACAAAACAAATAGAAAAATTATCTAAGGATGTTGAGAAACTTAAAGATAGTAATAGACAACTTAAATATACAAATGGTGGTTCTGAATGATAGATGTTGTGGTAGCTTTGCTTATGATAGTTAATAATGAAATTGTTGAGCATAGAATACAACCAGCTATGTCAGACTGCCTTAAAGGTAAGAGGGTTGCCGAGAGGCAGTTAAAGGGTGGTAGTAATGTAAGGTATGAGTGTCTTAAATCTGAGGCTGAGTTAGAGCAAGATAGTTTAGGTAACATTCACATTAAAAAATTAATATTAAAATAAGGAGAACTAAATGGCATATAATGGAAAAGGTCGTAGCTCAACAAAGTATATAGTAATACATTGTGCAGCAACAAAATCATCAATGGATATTGGGGCAGAAGAAATTAGAAAATGGCACACAGACCCACCGAGAAACTGGGATGACATCGGTTATCATTATGTGGTGCGTAGGTCTGGTACGATAGAAAAACCTATGCTTGAAACTGGTAGATTTATAGAAATACCAGGGGCTCATGTGGCTAAGCACAATCACGAAAGTATAGGCATTTGTCTTGTCGGAGGTATGGCAGATGATGGTAGTCCAGAAAATAATTTTACAAATGACCAGATGATGGTTTTACATGACCTAGTAAAAGTCTGTATGATTATGTATCCAGATGCAGAGGTAGTAGGCCATTGTGATTTGGACCCAGAGAACAAACCTCATTGTCCAGGGTTTGATGTAAGACAATGGTTTATAGAAGAATTTATAGGACCACATGGAGGATGATTTAAAAAGACCAAGGGGTAGGCCACCAGGTAGTAAGAACAAAAAAAAATCTGACGAGCCAAAAAAAATCCCACCATTTTATATAGCTGAGTTTCCAGCAGAAGAATTATCTGGAGAGCAGCTAGTCCAAAGAGCACTTGAAACTTGGAAAAGAAAAAAAAAATTTCACGATGCAACCAGCACTATACCAGTTCAATGTAAACTAGAAGGAGTTTATGGTATCGCTTTTGTTGGAGACCCACACATAGATGACATGGGCTGCAACTGGGAGGCACTACTAGAGGACCTAAGACATATTAGCGAAGGCAACATGATGGGGATATGCGTAGGAGATATAACAAACAACTGGGTAGGCAGACTTATGAAAAAGTATGCAGACCAAGAAACAACTAGAAAACAAGCAATCAAACTTATTGAGTGGTTCTTCAAAGATTGTGGAGTAAACTGGTTGGCTATCATTGGAGGAAACCATGACATCTGGAATACAGATGGAGGGGACATCAATCAATTTATATTTAGACAAGAGGCTGGTGTGTATAGAAACCATGGTGTGAGATTAAATATACAAATGAAAAATAATATAAATTTTAAAGTAAATTGTAGGCATGATTACTCTGGCCATTCACAATGGAATGAGGCCCATGCCATGAGTAAGGCTGCAAGGTTTGGACAAGATGATGTTTATGTTGCTGGACACAGACACAACTCCGCATATCAAATGATTAAAAGACCAGAGACCGGAAGTATAGCTCATGGAGTTAGGGTATCCGGTTACAAACAAATAGATGATTTTGCAGAACAAAAAGGATTTAATGACCATACTATATTTAGGTCAATGGCATTTATAATTAACCCAGATGAGAAGGACCCAACTAAGTTTTGTAAGCCAGTATTTAATCTTGAGGAGGCTAAAGACGAGATACTATGGAAGAGAAAAAAACATGGCTAGGTCTATTACAATCAATAACAAGAAACACATCTACATCAAAGCAACCTGGTATGACATCGCTGGTTGTTCAACACTAGAAAATGATTTTGATTTTGAGAAAATGAAATGTGCCAGAATTGTGTCATGGTGCTTTCTTTATGACATATTTGAAGATGATGGTATTGAGTATGTAAGGACCTTTGCATCATATCAAAACGATGGAGAGATAGGATATGGGGACCGGAATGTTTACCCTCTATCTGTCTTTACAAAATCCTCTCAGAAACGCATCAAAACAGCCTGGAAGGACATGGCTAGGGGTTAGGGTCCAGAAAGCCCTACATCGCAAAATTTAGGGGGTCTATGGCCTTTTAAACACCAATGTTCCACTATTGTTCTATTGTATTTAGCTGTCCAGCACAATGATGGCCAAATACTACATATCCATGGTAAAAAAACCTATCTAAATTTGCGTTACCATCCTTGACTATCTTATGTTCTAGTATTGTTTTGTGTGGTTCTTCACAGCTAACAGCATCCTCAACCAAAACTGGGTGCATCATATAACCTGGCTCTTGTGATATGAGTAAATATAAAACTAATACGAAAGATTTAATTTCCAGTTTTGTTTTCTATTGGGTCCTTCAAAAACAAGTGCTCAACTCTATCTTTATTTTTTTTAACCCATAGCTCCTCAAATGGTCTCACTTGAATTGTGGCAGTTTTGTGGAGCACAGCTAAGTCTGGGTCATCTGCTGGGTAAAATTTTTGTACTGGGTCTCCCTTCTCGTTATACTTTTCATCAAAAGTTATAACAATAACATCTCCCTCATCATCTGCCTGGTGGTATGCTTTAATTAGTTCTTTAACAAACCACTTTCTAAATCTACTTTTATATGCAATAGCCATTATGTCCCTACTTTTTTTTGAGCCAGTTTGTGTGCCTCTGTAAATGACAAAGGGTTTTTATCTCTGGACATTACTTTACGCATCAAACCCATGTGTTTTCTTGTATGATGTTTGCTGTGTTTCTTCAAAGTATTTTCTTGTCTCTTTGTTAATCCCATTATTTTAATACCTCAATTCCTCTAGCCATAGCTGTATGCTTTTTTATATAACCTTTTTTATCTAATTCAATAAGTATTCTCCACACAGATGAATGGTGTTTTGTGTTCTTATATGTTGCTTTTGCTATCTCTCGGACAGTTGGTGCAACTCTATTCTTTTTTTTAAAACTTACAATAAAATCAAAGATTTTTAGCTGTTGCTTAGTCAATATCATATCTTACCTTTTACATTTAATTGTTGAAACTTATCCATCAACATATTGTATTGGCCCTGGTCTGCTATATAAAGTTTACCAAGTTTTGGTTTATTACTTACCATTTGTCTTGTAAGCATATCAGCCTTCTCATCATCAGTCATACTATCATCATTCATAATGGCATCTATACCCTTTAACATTGTATTAACAAACTCTGTAATCTTTTTTGTTTTATCGTTATCCTCTTTTTTCTTTGGTGCTACTTTTGGATTGTGTGTATTGCTGTTGCCATCGTCATCTTCACTTGGTATTCCATAGATAGCCTGGAGAGAATATCTCTTAGCATAAGTTATAGCTGAACCTAAAGCCTGGCTGTCATCATACTTGTTGCCCTTTGGTACAACCGGATACCTAGATGTAAGTATAGTATCAGATGCTTTGTGCATTAGATTTGTTTTTACAAACATAGTAATACTTGTTTTACCATCTACGACTTCTTTGTCAAAATCTACGCATTGTGTAAATGCCAGGCCATACTTGGACCCTTTGTTTGCAGTCTCTATTATATCCTCAAGAGATGCGTAAGTAGATTTAAAGAATGGATTTTTACTAGACTTAGATGCTGAGTTAGCCTCTTCTTGAAACTTACTCAATGCCTCTACTATATTTTTTGTATCACTCACTTGTTCCTCCATATTCTATAACCTTTGAATGGCTGTCCTCGTTTGTGTAACTGCCTCATCGTTGCTGTTCCTTTACCATATATTCTTCTTATTCTTGCTATCAAACAATTTGCATCTGCAAGAACTTTTGTTTGTTCTGCATCTGCGTCTTTGTCCATCATCTCTTGTCTTGGTTTTAGAGCTACACTATCTCCAACTGCCATAGCTTTTGCAATATTATGATATTCGTCTAATTTCCAAGAGTGTCTTTCTATTGGTGGTACTGCTATATCTTTTTCTATCTCAAGCATTATCTCCTCCTTTAATACTAAATCGTCTGTACTCAGTATATTGTTCTGGTATCGGTACTGACTTTGTTTTCTGTTTCTTGATTGTGCTGTGTGAAATAATGAAATCTCTGTAAGATACCTTTTCATTATTTTTTACTATCTGCTTGATTTGTTTTTCAACAACATCAAGAGCAACTTTGTTGTCCTTCTGTATTTCTTTTTGTTTTGTATATCTTTCTAACAATTCTCCGAGCTCATTGTTACCATCCATGTTTACAATATCCTCGGACCCATTACCTTTGTAAAGTTTACTGGCCTCCCTGGATGTATCTGGTGGATAGTAATAATCTTTGTTTTGTAATACTCCATCAAACCTATTCCAGAAATCTGTACCAGCCTCTATAAGTTCTTGTTGCATTTTATGATTTTTTTTTATTACAAAAAATTGTAAATCCCATCCCATATATAATTGTATTAGGATGGCCCATTCTGTTCCGGTGCAAAGCATCTCTTGTTGTACTTGGTATTGATAAAACAACCTTGGCATTTTATCGGCTGCTTTGAGGGAAGTATTTTTTATTTGACCAGGCCCAGTATCTTTTAGTTTGTATGTTTTGTTTGAGCTATCAGTCAGTTCAAATTCTCCACCAGTAATCTTTATCATACTATCAACAGAGCAGCCGAGTAATCCATTTTGTAATCTATAAAGTGCAGCATTTTTTGGTACACTAAAAGTCAATCTTACCTTTTGCTCCAAAGCCTTTTCTTTTAGTTTACTCATGGACCATTCCAGGATAGCTGGTTCAAGTTTTATACCAGCCTCCAATTTTGGATTGTGTGCTAAGTCATTTGAAACCTCCAATCCATTGTACTCATTTATTGCATCTCCCAAAACATCGTTAGGTGTTTTGAAACCATCAACACCAGGGACCAATGTTGGTGCAACACTAGCCCCTAGTTCTTTTCTTTTATAAGATGTTTTTCTGCCACTATCTTTTCTCATGTCAAAACCCCTGGGAAATAAAAATAGTAACATCTATCAATCAAAGCACACATCATAATCACAGAGAACAATATAGTCCCCAAGGCCAGAAGAAATACAAGCCCCTCCCCTATAAACTTCAAAGCATTTATGATTGTTTTAACTTTGTTCATCCTATGCCTCCCTTCTTAACACATTTTGTTCGTTTTCTAAAATGTTTTTTATCGTTGTAGGATACCACTTTTTTGCTCTCATCGTTGGGACCTGGTGTTTGTTTAGCAAATCAGCTAGGCCTTTGTACGATGTAACACCGGTGCTCATAAAACCTTTTATCATTTGTAATTTATCTGTTGCAAATTTTGAGCAGTTTTGCTTGTGTGTAATCCGGCCTTTGTCTCTGTGTTTTACAAGATTAATTACATTACCAAGTTTATCTCCATTCTCTTTTTTTCTGGCCAATGCTCTTTTAGTATTAGCTGATACCTGGTCTCTATAATTTTGTGCGATGACTGACATAAAACCAATCGTCATTGTGTTTGCTTGTGGCATATCAATACAAACAAAATCAACCTTGCTGTTTAATAACTTGTATGTAAACTCAACATTCCTGGACAGCCTATCAATCCTGGCAATAACTAATTTACATTTATTAATTTTTGATTGTGATATAGCCTTTGACAACTCCGGTCTGTGCTTATCAGTTTTGTTGCCACTCTCAGTCTCTTTATAAATTTTTATGATTGTGAGATTATTTCTTTTTGCATAATCTTTTATTTGTTTTATTTGGTCCTCCATGCCAAGACCATCAAGGCCTTGTTTTTTTGTGCTCACTCTTGCATAACCTATCATAGTGTACTCCCTTTATTTCTAGTTTACAACCAACCTTCCTCCAAGATTGTCCAATAACAGACAACTCTCTGAGGAAGGTTTCTTTTTGGTGCTTTGTTGCGTTTATTAATTTAAGTTTGACCAGCATAAAATGTTTCGCCAATCTTTTTGTTTGTGTTGTTTGGTCCACAATTATAATGATACTCTGCAAATTTCTTTTTTTTATATCTTTTTATAATTGTAGTAATATCGTGGCCATCTTTTTTAAGATTAAAAATTACAGCAGACAATCTAAAACAACCATATTGATTAAGTGCCTCTAATGGTGTGATAGTTCTGTGCTGTACAAGATGAGCCAGGATATTTTTTGCTTGTGATACTGCCATTATATTTCTGCCTCCACTTTATCCAGTACATCCTGGAATGTTAGTTCCGGAGGCTGGTCCCAGTTTACATAAAACCAGCCATCCTCTATTGCTCTCTCAACAACCTGGTCCGATGTATAACCAGTTTTTGATAAGTACCGGAATGTGCTTGTGTCTGTAACACAACGCAAATCCGGAACCCATTTGTCTGTTGCTTTGAGTTTGTTTTTTGTGAGCCAAGATAAAAATGGTTTAGCCATCATAACCCCACTCATCATCGTGTACTTTCTCCCAATTAATCTTGGCCCAGTATTGTTGTTGTGGCCTTCCATAACCATCAACAAATTTTACTGGCCCAAGTTTTTTTGTTTTGTCATAATCTTGAACCAGGTATTCTGCATCTATAAATCCCTGGACCCAACGACCGACTGAACCCTCAAGCTGTAACCATTGGCCAGAGTTCATAAGTTCAAGAGCTTTTTTTGCGTCTGATTGTAAAGACATCTAGCCCTCCCTCTTTTTTTCTGCATCTATTAAAACATCAACACCAAGATTATAAATTAATTCATCTATAAATTCTCTTAGTGCCTGGTCTTTTTTAGATTGATTTTTAATTGAGCTTATGTCTTTTAATCTATTACAAACATAAATTATATCTATTCTAAACATTTAGCCCTCCCTCTTTTTTAGTATTGATAATAATTGACCCTCTTCCAATCTTTTGTAACCCCATTTGACCGGTGCGTTTTGGAAGTCATCAATTTTGATTTTGCTGTCTAGTAAGTTTAAGACATCAATTAAAGGTGCTCTGTAAAGTTCATTATCTTTTTTAAACTCCAGAGCATAGTTTGCTGTTACTCTTACATTGTCCCAGGCCATTTATCCCTCCCTCTTTTCTAGTGCAACTTTTGTTACATTGTTTAGTCTCTTTTCTTTTTCTTCTGTGCTTAACTGGTCCCAATCATCCGGAAAATGTAAGCCAGGCACTTTCTCGTAAAATCTTTTTTGAAATTTTACTTTTGCCTCCTTGTCATTCTCAGATAATATTCCAAACATAGCAGACGCAAGACCCACTACTTTGAGCTGGTCCGGTGCTTTAGGCTCTTTATAATCTTTACCTCCGAGCTTTTGCTTTACTATCTCAAGGCATTTGTTAAAACCTTCTGTATCGTATCTGCTGTTTTTATCTCCTCCATCAATCCAATTTAAATGTTTGCCAGTAGTCGGTCCCCAGTAGTTTTCCTTAACTACAAGCTGATGGCCTGGAGCTTTAAACGCAACAATAGTTTGGTAAGATTTATAATAAACAATACCTAAATCATCCTTCCATTGACTTGCGTGTCTCTTCTTGTAACTCTCTGAAGTATTGTGAGAGTAGTTTCCATAAGTACCTATATATTCCATATTATCCTCCTTGGTTAAGTTCTTGGACATAAATTGTACATATATACACAATATATATTTTAGATATATTGTCAATACATAAAATAAAAAAAATAATGGAGTAAATTATGGACAAGTTAATCCCTATATATTTAAAAATAAAACCCAAATTAAAAGAGAAGTTACAAGCCCAGGCCAAAACCGAGAGAATAAGCATGGCCTCGTTAATCTCTGAGATGCTAGAGATGGGCCTGGAGATTAGGCCTAAAATAAGGCAAGACCGATTAGACAAATTTGTTAATGCTGCGAGAGGATATAGTAATGCCAAGAGATAAGGACCCAACAGACCCAGCTCATTATAATAATCTGACAATACAGCCGAGAGACTATATAACCAAAAACAAACTCGGATATAATGAGGGTAACATAATTAAATATATTTCAAGATGGCAGTCTAAAGGTGGATTGACCGATTTAAAAAAAGCTAAAAATTATATTGATTATTTGATAAACCTGGTAGAAGGACACAACCGGCCAAAGGTCGTAAAGCTGAAACCAGATGACAAAAAATAAACCAAGCTATGGCAAGGGCAAGACCCCAGGGCATTTTTGCGTAATACCACAACGAGCTGTAATAGACCCAAGATTTAAAAAACATAGCTCAGTCTTTCGTGTGCTCTGTGCCATTGGTAACTATACATCTAGG